TACACTCGTATTGCTCAGTGGTGCGCTCGTCGCGGCACTCTCCAGGAAGAGTTGTGTAACGATATTGCTCGGGAAATAGAACGTGCTACAGGTGCTGAAAACTTGGGTGTTTATATCCAAGCAACACATGGATGCTGTGAGAATCGAGGTATTATGGCACATAGTTCATTAACACAAACCACAGTATTAAAAGGCAGTTTCAAGGACGATGCTGGGGTAAAGAAAGAATTCTTTGATAATATCAAAATGCAACAAGAGTTCGCTCCCCGCTGATTTGACACCAAATGACTAAAGTAGTATAATTGTGGTATTGTAAAACTACAGGAGCTCCTGTGAAATATATAGCATCAATTCTGTGTACTTTAGTATTAACCGCTTGCGGGGGTGGGGGCGGAGGAGTTGCTTCGATTCCGGTACCGCCATCATCGCCCCCTCCAGTGGCTCCGCCAAGCAATACCATGTTGTCAGCAGAGAATAATTCAGTTACTGTTACAGATATAGTAGACTACCCCACTGTAGGCAATTATGATTTTTCCAGTGTTAACTATGGATTTGGTCGATTTGGCAGTACCACTGCTACTTGCTTTGTGGCGCAGACATTTGCTAGATTGAACGGGGTAAGTTCTTCGGCTATTCCCGATGCTCCACTATATGTTGGATGTGTGCAAGGCGACGGATCGGTTAAAGAAGTTAGCCAACAATTATTTGGTGCACAATTATACGTCAACGGCAACTATCCCTTGGTTGCAGACTTTAACGGTGACGGCATTGATGACTTGTTTTTATACGATGCTTATGATGGCAACAGTCCTGCAGGTTTTGAAGTTGCATTGATCAGCAACACCAACGGAACCTATACTCAAAATAGATATACCATGACCGACCCTGGTGGTTGGGCCATCGGCAGTGATCAAAATGCCGCAACCGATATCAATCACGATGGATGTTTAGATGTATTAAACGTAGGTGGTAAGTCCATGCTTCAGGTCAAATCGGGCACAACCTGTACAGGCGCATTTACCGAACAGTATTATACTGGCTCGATAGCACAATATGGTAGTGCAGTCTGCGCCGGCGACTTTGCCAATCTCGGATATGATCAGTATGTGTTTGCCGATGCCAATAATGCAAATTTGGCTGTTCCCAATAATATACTCACCATTGACCCTACAACTTTTGCAATTACTTCGGTAACTGCATTGCCAATGCCATATTGGAATGTGCTTAATAATGCAACAACAGCCAATCCAGCGGCACATAACTTTGCCTGTAGGACCGCAGATATAAACAACGATGGACATCCCGATATCTTGATTTTTACAAGACCTATGCCGGCATTTGCCACAGGTGGTGGGTGGAGCAGTCAAAGTTATGTTCAGGTTTATTTGAATAACGGCACTGGCGGGTTCACTGACATTAGCGCAACAGCATTGCCGGGATATAATACTAACACAATGGGATCGTATAGTCCCAGGATAATTGACATCAATGGCGATGGCTATTTGGATATTGTGCTAGAGGGAACTACATTTAGTAATGCTCCAGGCAATCAAGTTTGGATCAACAACAAGAACAATACATTTACATCAGTATTCACTAACGAGTTGACCAACTTGTATGCGTCAGTTCCCAGTACCGCATCGGGCATGATCCCCAGTATGTTACCGATTCAAGTTAATAATGCATGGAATTATATTATACAAGTTCAAGATTCTAACAATCACTATCATATTGAAGTTGCCAATACTCAATATGTTTTTAAATAGGAATAAAAATGATACCATTACCACCAGGATGTACTGTGTCCTATCATATATGGATAGATGTAGATGCTATCACAGATGAAATGTGTGAATGGTTTAGTATGATTGGCGGTACTGTTGCCGAAGTACCAGGACCCGGTTATGGTGCCGTAAGAGTAGCCGATCTCGTAAAACAAAAAACTGTGCAATATGGTAAAGCCAAACCCAGTTACTATAGACAAGACGGCACTGGCTATGTTAAAATAAACTTTCACGGTAGCGATGCTTCAACTGCAAGTGTGTTCCTACTTAAATTTATGGACAATGTAGTGGCTCATAATATGAAACAAGAATTTGATTTGAGTAAATAATCTATAGCGGTCTTGGCGTCATTCCCGCTTTACAAATTCTGCCGCCTATGCTACAATTAACATAGGAGAAACAGCATGACAACTTATAAATTTACTAGTACAAAAGAATACCACGATGCATTTCCGTGTGCGTATAGACAATGGCGAGCAGATAGTCATTGTAACCTAATACACGGCTATTCATTTAGTATGAAGTTTTACTTTGGCACAGACAATTTGGATGTGCGTAACTGGGCCGCTGACTACGGTGGCTTAAAAGAACTTAAACGGACTTTGGAAGATCAATTTGATCATACACTGCTTGTGGCACAGGATGATCCCGAACTTGAAACCTACAAGTTGTTAGAGAGTAAAAAGATGGCTAAACTGACTATCCTGCCAAGACTGGGATGTGAGGGCCTAGCAGACATGCTTTACAAGTATGTAAATGGTGTTTACATTCCTGATATGTGGGGGCCAGGAGAAGCTGATCGCTTATGGTGTTTTAGAGTAGAAGTAAGAGAGACACAATCAAACATGGCGTATCGAGAAGGACATAGAGAAGACGGTGAGGACTTGTTTGCTTAATGGATATTAATATCATGTATCTAGCCATTGTGTTCTTTTGCCAAGGAACACAATGTGGTGCAATGTCGGTCGAGACACCGTACGCAAATCAAGCCGAATGTCGATCAGATGTGGCCCGAGCCGAAGAAAAGTTTCGACAAGATCCCTCGATAACCATTGTCGAGGGAAGATGTGCAAGGTTTAATAACGGGCTAAAATCATAATTTATCAAGAAGATTCATTTGCTTAACACTGATATTCAATGGATACATGTAGAGGCGTCAAGTAAATGTAATGCTTGGTGCCCGGCTTGCCCAAGGAATAAAAACGGGTTTGGTATCGCTGACAACTTGATCGAGGAAGATTTGTCAATTGCTAGACTTGTATCGGTACTAGATCAATTGCCCAATTTGCACGGAATACAATTTTGTGGTAATTTTGGCGATCCTGTGATAGCCAACAACATTTTAGATTTGATATCTGTGGCAATGAAATATGCTAAAAAGATACAAATACACACAAATGGTAGTTTGCGATCCACAACGTGGTGGCGAGAATTAGCAACTGTGTTACAGAATGTTGATCACGATGTTTGGTTTGGTATAGATGGATTGGCCGGCGTACACGAGATATATCGACAGGGCACAGATTATGACAAAGTTATTGACAATGCTACCAGTTTTATCGATGCCGGAGGTGTTGCAACTTGGCAATTTATTCCGTATACACACAACGAACATCAAATACGCGACTGCTTAAAGACCAGTCAACGATTGGGATTTCGTCAATTCAAATTGGTAAAGTCGTTTAGAGATATAACCGAAGCAAGACACTACCGCACCGGAGATGGTTTTAAATTACTTGCCCCAAAAGAAATCAAACAAATTATACAAATGCCAACATCAAAAACCAAAGTTGATCCGGTAGACTGTATGCATTTGACTCAACCTGGAATTTATCTAGGAGCAAATGGTAAATTAAGTTACTGTTGTTATCATCATAATCTACAATCGGCAGAAAAACAATTTGATTCTTTGCAAGAATTGTTGTATAATAACATCAACTTGGATCATAAACAATGTATATTTTCATGTGGGAAATAATATGAACGAAAAAATAGAAGAAGCACTGGGCATATTGCAAGAGGAATGTGCCGAAGTAATACAAGATGTCAGCAAGTGTAGACGTTTTGGCGTGGACAATGTATACTTAAATGGCGAAGGCACACAACGCGAAAATCTTGCAAAAGAAGTTGGTGATGTACTGGCCATGATTGACATTTTGATCGAGCAAGGCCTATTCACACAGAGTGAACTAGATGTTGCCAAATCAAACAAAAAAATTAAACTTAAGAAGTGGTCAAAAATATATGAGTAAATTAAAAGTAGCAGAATTATTTTATAGTGTACAGGGCGAAGGACGTTACATGGGTGTTCCTTCTGTGTTCTTACGTGTGTTTGGATGTAACTTTAAATGTGCCGGCTTTGGCATGCCTCGAGGAGAAACCAGTAATGAAGTTGAAGATATTGCTCAAGTGGTCCACATGTTTGACGATTATAAACAATTGCCTTTGGTATCTACTGGATGTGACAGTTATGCTAGTTGGGATCCTAGGTTTAAGCATCTTAGTCCCATGCTTGATACTAACGCAATTGCCCTTCAGATTATGGACATACTACCTCACAAGGGGTGGGAAGACGAGCATCTTGTAATCACAGGCGGTGAACCTTTGCTGGGTTGGCAAAGACAGTATCCCGACTTGTTGGATAATGTCAACATGGCAGGACTAAAAGAAATTACATTTGAAACAAATGGTACACAAAAGTTAACCGATGACTTCAAGAAGTATTTGTTTAAATGGCGACAACAAAATAAGAATAGAGAGATAACATTTAGTGTTAGTGCTAAGTTACCAGCAAGTGGCGAGATATGGGCGGAAGCAATACAACCAAAGACTGTATGCGAATATGAATGGTTTGGTACTGCTTATTTGAAGTTTGTTGTTGCAACCGAACAAGACATATTAGATGCAGAACGTGCAGTCAAAGAATATCGTGATGCTGGATTTGTAGGACACGTGTACTTAATGCCCGTGGGCGGTGTTGAAAGTGTTTATACGTTAAATGCAAAGAACGTGGCACTAGCAGCAATGCAACGTGGTTGGCGTTACAGTGATCGACTACAAGTACCACTATTTAAAAATGAATGGGGTACTTAATTGCCAATGGATATACTCAGCGATCTAAATCACTTTTACTACCGGGCCCAGTGGAGGCAAAAGTTTGCACTGTGGCCTAGGCGTTGTGCACGATCGGGTCGCCGTATATTTTTTGAACGAGCCTACCAAGGCACCGCTATGTACACTGGCCCTGGTGAACCTGTGTACGAACATCATTGGCACCGTAGAGACGAACATTTATTATGGTTGCTGACACGACCCGTTAAATAAAATAAAGGACCAACATGGCAACAAGAAAACCCAAAGCAGAAACAGAAGTTAAAAAAGCTCCGGCTCGAAAGACTGCGAAGAAACCCGCAGTAGAAAAGACTGCAAAAGATATTGCAACAGAAAAAGGCGAGCCCTGGGTCAGTGTTATTAGCGTTGAATTAGATCCAGAGAACATTGGCAATGGTGCATTTGAATTAGATTGGAATGACAAGTTTATTACCAATTTAGTAAGGCAAGGATACCAAAGCAAGCCGGGCGAAGAAGAAAGCGTTATAGTTGATCGTTGGTTTCAAACTGTGTGCAAAAATATTGCCATGGAAAGTTACGAGCAATGGGAAGCAAATCAACCAGTAGATGCACGTCCTAGAATAATTGATCGACGTGACGTTGGCGGTGGACGTACCGAGGCAAGTTAAATGGAAGGTTTAAAACCACCACGCACTCTAAAGTTTTATCAATTGACCAAATTATCAATCAGTAATGGTCTTTATATCTCTCCAGCTGGCATTGGCACCGGCACTATCGGGAGCGGTATATTTCGAACCCTGGATGAAGCCGAACAAAATCGCACAATGGAAATGCTCAGAGACAAAGAAAATACCGGCACTTACCATGTGTTTGAACTGGAATTTCCCAATCCTGCGTATCAAGAATGATATTATATGTAAACGGCGACAGCCATAGTGCTGGTCATGGCACTAAAAATCCTGCAGGCATGGCCTATAATGATTCAAAATATTTTGAACTAGGAGATGCTCCGCATCCAGATAATTTGCCCTATAGTTATGGCTACTTGGCAGCGCAGGATCTAGGACTAGATCTAGTTTGCCAGGCCGAAAGCGGCAGCAGCGTTGAACGTAGCATACGAATGACTAAAAAGTTTGTATACCAAACAAATCAAAATGTTTTTGTATTAATTGGTTTTCCGTCCATAGAACGAGAAGAATGGAATTATAAAGGTCAATGGTTTCAAATTAATGCCAGTGGGCATAACATATTACCCGACGGGTTACAAACACGATACAAAGAATGGATTGCTAAATACGATAACAAGGTATGGCATCGACGTGCACTTTATTTAAACGATGTGATACGGGACTTTCACACTTGGTTAGACACGCGAAATATTCCGCATTTGTTTTTTAATACCGAACAAAGTTTATCGGCAAATACAACACATTACCAGTTTGACAATAGTTATTTGGGTGCATACGATAACACACTTATCTACAGTCATTGGCTTCGAGCACAAGGACATGTACCCGACGAATGGAGTCATTTTGGAGTCGACGGGCATCGAGCTTGGGCAGACTTTTTAAAACCATTTATAAATGATAATATACGTAAACGGCGACAGTCATAGTGCTGCTGCAGAAGCAGTCAACAACTACGCCTTTGCCGAAGACGATCCCCAGTTCTGGGCATTGGGCCGTAAGCCGCATCCCGATAATGAACGTGTGAGTTATGGATGCCATATAGCAAATAAACTGGGTGCTATACTACACTGTGATGCTGAAAGTGCAAGTAGTAACAGTCGTATATTCCGTACCACACAAGATTATCTACGATGCTACGGTAAACCCGATTTACTCGTGATTGGCTGGAGTACTTGGGAACGTGAAGAATGGTGGGACGATGTTACACAGAGATATTGGCAAATTAATGCCGGGGGCATTGGCGAAGATTGGCCACAAAGCATCAAGGATCGATATAAGAATTGGGCTTTAAAATTAAACTATCAAGCATCAATTAATAAATCACATAGAGCTATATATAATTTTCATCGCAAGTTATTAAACGATGGAGTAATCCATTATTTCTTTACCTGCTACGAACCATTTGCTCATGTAGAAAAACTGGATTGGAGCAATTGCTATCTAAATCCGTATGATAAAGACTACACTTACTACAATTGGTGTCAGAATCAGGGATTCAAAACAGTTAATCCCAAGAGTTACCATTTTGGGGCAGATGCTCACGAGGCCTGGGCCGAATTTATATATCCCAAAATTGTCCAAAGTTGCTTGACACGTAATGAATAATATGCTATTATTATGACATGAAATACTTAATCGTTGATACTGCTAATACATTCTTCCGTGCACGTCACTCGGCCGCTCGCCAAGCAGACACTTGGGACAGGTTGGGCTTTGCTGCTCACGTCACACTCAACTCTATTGCCAAAGCATACCGCGAACAAAAAGCAGATCATGTTGTGATCTGTTTAGAAGGACGTAGCTGGCGCAAGGACTTTTATGCCCCGTACAAAGCGAACCGTGCAGTTGCAAGAGCCGCGCTCACAGAAAAAGAAGCCGAAGAAGATAGACTATTTTGGGAAACTTTTGACGATCTCAAAACGTTCTTCTACGAAAAGTCAAATTGTACTGTTCTCCGGCACGAAGCATTGGAAGCAGATGACTTGGTGGCAGGATGGATACAAGCACACCCACAGGATTCACATGTAATTGTCAGCAGTGACACAGACTTTTATCAACTACTTGCAGACAATGTTGTACAGTACAATGGTATCAGTGACGAGCTTCATACACTGGCGGGTATATTGGATAAGAAAGGCAAATTGGTTATAGATAAAAAGACTAAAGAGCCTAAACGGATTCCCGATCCCAAATGGATCTTGTTTGAAAAATGTATGCGTGGCGATGCTACTGACAATGTGTTTAGTGCTTATCCAGGTGTGCGTACCAAAGGCACTAAAAACCGAGTGGGCCTACAAGAAGCATTTGAAGATAGAAACAACAAAGGATTTGCGTGGAACAATCTCATGCTTCAACGTTGGACTGACCATAACGGCGTCGAGCACAAGGTTCTAGATGACTATCATCGTAATGTGACCATTGTGGACTTGACGGCTCAGCCCGATGCAGTTAAAATGAACATAGCAAAAACTATCGCAGAAAATAGCGTGCCAAAAGACATACCACAAATTGGTACTAAGTTTTTGAAGTTTTGTGGCAAGTATGATTTGAAACGTATCAGTGAAAACATTCAAGGTTACGTGGACTTTTTATCAGCAAGTTATCCGGAGAAGACATGATTACACTAAAGCAATGGCTAGAGCTGGCCAATTACCGAATCACAGAAGGTGACCGTTATTTGTGGAACTGCTACGGCAAGGACACATTTATGTTGGCCAATTGGAATGGCATACATGGACGAGGTGGGTACAGCATTGACATTGTATTTGATACAAAAACGCAAACAGTATACGAAGTTTCAGCACATGACTTTACCAACGAACGTGCATATCGAATGATCAATCCCCTGTATGCAAAAGCACATGCCGAAGAAGCTGCCACACGTAGTATCGACATGAACACAGCATGGGACGGTGTTGACTACACAGATCTAGACGTTGAAGAAGACTTTGTGGAAAAGGCCACTGCTATTGTTAATGGCCGAGAGTACGACACACGAGTTATGATACAATTGGAACTTGACAGTGATCTAGAGATGGCGATTTATCGTAATGCACATAGGTTAGATATGACTGTGAACGATTACATACAAATGGCACTGGTTGAAATGATTAAGTCTAAAGCTCCAGAACTATTGGAGACTGTGGATGCTTAGTGGGCTAACTGGAAGTCAATACATTAATACCTCGGGCAATGAAGTCGCTGGCGGTCCATATATCAATGCCGATACTCCGGTGCCTGCCCCAGCTAGGGGTGCTCTGAGATTTAACAACGCCCGCATAGAAACATGGGATGGAAATTATTGGACCCAAATCTATGGACCATATGGATCAGTAAGCCTAACCCCCGACGCCGTTGAAGCAATTAACTGGGTACGTGAAAAAATTACGATGGAACGGCATATTGAACAACTTGCTCAAGACCACGTGGCAGTTGCAGATGCGCTGGCCACTGCAAAGGAAAGTTTAGACCGTCTACAGGTCGTTGTAGCACTAACAGACAAAGGATTAAAATGATTAAATGGTTATGTAACAAAATAGTACAATGGGGTCAAGATTACGACAAATGTGATGAAGCAGTGTATGCCAGTCCCGTTACCACCGGTAAACCCACTAGACGCAAAGGCCATCGTTTAGGTGCCGACTTTGACAACCCCGACATTCCCAGAACATTTAGATTTGATGTCAGTGTGGGCCGTGGTGGTGTTGTGTTAATTACAAGACGCTATGATCCCAAAAAGGACGAGACTATTGAGATCTTAAATGTCATACATGATGACCAAGACATTTCTGCTCAGGTTGGACAAATTGTAGCAATGGAAATGATCAAGTCATGAAGGAACTTGCGGATCGTAAACATCGGTATGATAAAGCATACAATGTATTATTTCCAAAGTCCCGCAGTTGGAGATTGAGATTTTTTAATTGGCTTGTTCAAGGTAAAATAATATTAGAGGAAGAAAACAAAGTGGCAACAAACGCATATCAATCAGCATACGGTCAACTGCAAACTGTAACATTGGCAAATCCCAGCAGTAGTATGAATCTACCGGGTATTAGTTTTAAAATAACTAGTGCCAATGGTGGTACTATTATCTCAGTAAACGAAAGCGCACCGCAACAATATACTCTTACAGCCAACGGCAGTTCGGAAGAACTTTATATTATACCCGATGGTGTAGAGGATTTTGATCGCGAACTGGGCAAAATAATTACAATGTATAGGATGAAACAAAAATAATGGAAGCAATAGCCAAACCCGTAGTCAAAGACAAATTCTGGATTGTGGAGCAGTATGGCAGTAAAATTGCCACTATCCAAGCAGTGGATGAAAATGGTGGATTTGTTTATGTGCACGACAACGAACGCGAGCACTTTCCCAGTATCAAACTAATCAGTAAAAAGTACAACATACAATTTGTCAAAGCCGAAAAGCCCAAGAAAACAATCGAGCACGATATCTATGGATTTCCTGTTAGTGGCACTCCTTGCAATCAAGTACTGGATGTGCAAAGATATTTGCCAATTTATACCAAGGGCAATAAAAGCAAAAGTTTCTTCTGCGCCGGTTATTATTTGATCAAGTTTGGTACCAATTGGACACAACAATTTTGTCCCAAATTAATTACTTTGAATAGATATGAATATCAAGGGCCATTTAAAACCATAGAATCGGCTCAACAATCAATGAGAGAAATGAATGGAAGATAAATTAAGTATTCATGTACGTGCATTCAACGAAAAAGTTCGTATAATGAACTCGAGTCAACGAAAAGATCTATTGCTGAGTGCACAAGAAGCAAGAAATCTTCATGCTGACATATTTGCATTGTTATCACAAATAGCAGAACTGCAGACTCAACCACGAAGTGAACCCGAATCTCGCCAAATTCTAATGGATGGCGGCGGTTTCAAATAATATACATTGTTATTGGAGATAAATAAAATGTATATCAAGGAAAAAAGATGTCAAGACCAAAGCCAACAGTATTGTTGGATCATGTAAATAAAACAAATTACAAAAGTGATCAAGTTTTAGCCAGTGAAGGAATCTGGGCAGTATTCTACGATAATCAACCCATTAATTTAAAAACTCACAATGTATTAATTGCGTATCCCGGGCCGAAATACAAAAAAGTAAGTTTTTCAAATTCGGGACATGCCATTAATTTGTGTAAGAAATTAAATACTTTATTCAAGACAGATAAATTTACAGTAGTCTTGTTAAAGCAAGGTGACACAATCTACAAACCCTAGTCGACAAAAACATTGGCAAAATCTAGCAATAGAAAAGGCAGGGTATAATCCACGACGAGATTTTACTAATATCAATACCACCTGGTGGTTTAATGGTATAAACTCAGACAGCCTACGACTCAGCCGAACCGGTGCACAATGGTTTGACGAAAACGCCAAATTTGGATTTTATCTTGTTAAGTTGGCCAAACCCATAACTGGTCGACAAATGTTACAATTGGAAAAGTTTT